TCACAAACCCACGAAAACTGACACACAATCAATCGGGTTGCAGCATCAACAGTTTTTTGATAAACAATTTCACATACTGAATTTGGCCAGTTTCTTGATTGTAGTCGATTCAGTGTAACATATGCAACAGCTTTTTTACCAGCTATTGATTGATTTCCTGCTTCATAATAAACATTGTCAGCAAGACATTTTACCTGCTTCATGTGCTCAACATATTCTTTGTTGGTCATGACACGGGTTGTTTTTTGTTGGTCTGTCAAAGTGTAGAATTTCGACACAACACAAGACAAGGCAATAGCAATGATTACCACTGCTCCTATCACAGGCTTAATGAACATTTATTGTACCTCCTATTCTTTATTACGTATGTTTACCGTTCTCAGCTAAAAACACGCGATCCCTGAGGGCTGTCGAGCTGAATGTATGTTCTCTTCTATTGAAAACAATTTCGATTGGTAAATCAGAGCCAGTGAAAGTTGCTGTTTTATATTCGCTTCCTAAAATTCGAACATCAACAGGCAACGTTTGTAGCAAAATAATCAAATCTTTTTCTGTTGCATAGACAATCGTCTCATCAACAAAACGACACCCTCCGACTTGAATTTGTCTCTCAATTATTGATTGAACTGGTTTGTTTTTTTCTTTTCTATCAACCGACGGATCTATTTGAATACCAACTATCAAATAATCACAATGTTGTTTTGCTTCACGGAGCATCACAACATGTCCGGCATGAAATAGATCGAACGTTCCACATGTAAATCCAATTCGCTTATTCATAATATCTCCACAATTAATGCAGGTTGTTTGGGTAATAAGGAACAACCTGCAAATCCCCATTGAAGTCTAAGCAGCTAGCTTAAGGTCCTCAAAATAACGCTCTTCGTTTGCGTTTAACGTTTTGCTTCTTCGGCCGATTAGTATCAACCCTAACGGTTTTCGCATTACCGTGCTGTCCACTCGTGTAATCACTGCCCTGTCGAAACTGTTTCGACCCCATCAGCAAGATTCTGTTCGATCCATTTACGTGCATCAGTTTCTGAATCAAAAAAAGGACTTATCACTCTACCTTTTTCATCTGATCTCCAGAAATAGGTGTAACTAGTTGTCCACCCATCTCTAATCTTATCAAGAATCAACTGAACCTTCCTGGTGGAGTCGGTGGGTACTGCCCCCACGTCCAGAACACCTTTCCATTTGTTTCATACAGCAATACATATATTTATGTCAGAACGATTTCCCTACTGAAAAAACAACCGTGTTTGTGTTAGCTAGCAACGGAGCGTGAAAATTATTATAGTAATGAGCTCCAACGTTGAAACCAGACAGCAAATAGCTCACACCTACTTTGAAATCATCGTATCTGCTGTTAGGATGGTTGTTAACAAGTGTCCGTCCATAATGAGCATCAACTTTCAAATTCTTTACTACTGGATACGCGAAATCGGCTTGCAGATACTTCGAACCGCTGCTATTAATAGCCCCAAAATAGTCACTCAACGAACGACTATATTTAAGAGTGACAGGACCAGTTGTTACACCAACATACCCTTCTTGTGTATTGGAAGACGATGAAAACTTTTTGTCTGCCTGAGAAAAGAAATAGCTGTACACACCAACATCAACAACGACATCTTTAATTACTTCTTTTTTGAAACCAGCATACACATCGTTTTCCAGACCAATGCTATCTGTATAAATCTTGCTGCTGACATTGCTATTCCAATTACCAATATAAAAACCACTCTTGTCAGTATAATCAATACCGCCCTGGAGTGCTAGAGATTTTTGTGTTTGACTAACCCCACGAAAGCGATAATCAGTCACTACACTGACATTTCCAGTCAGTTGTGCCTGTGCTGCACCAACACACAAAAACATCAACATACTTGCAATTGTTTTTTTCATATTTACTCCTTTAATTTTTATAACATTTTAATACATCATTGTGAGAAAATCAACTGTTTGATTTTTTCAGTTTTTTGATTGCCACCTGTTTGCTCGAGAAGATTGCAGTATTCAATAAACAACAAATTTTTATTTAGCTCCGATCGATCCTTGCTGTACGAATTGACAAACGCATCGAACCGATTTTTAGTATTACAAAATATATGTACAAGCTCTTCAGCTTTAGCACCAATTAAAGAAACAACCCAATCACGTGTAATACCCGTCGGAACGTCATTGTAAAATTCAGTTCCATATATTGAATGAAACTTGCAAGCATCTGCAACTGCGTCATCTGCTCCCAAACGAATAGCAATATTGCTAGTGTTAATCAAATGCTCAAAAAACGTTTTACCACTGTGCTTTTTATTTATAGTAATGTTATACAGCTTATCAATTATATTTTCATTACCTACTTCTGTTGATAACGTTTTAAACACCAAAACCCGCCTCAGCACACCACAACACCTACTCAATGGTCGAGAAGCATGTAGTTTTTGACCATCAAAAATTAACAATCTTCCGAACTTAGGAAGAATTGATCGCTGTATTTCTTTTTGATCAGTAAAAATCGATGTTTCCCCACCCCAATTTGCATCCCATTCTTCGTTCAAATATAATATCAATGTTTCCGCATACGGAGACGATGGACCTTCATCCTTAAAGAAGGGATCATCTCTGTGCAAATATCCGTCAGTACCATATGTGTATCCATTAATGTACACGCGGTGCAATTTCTTGTTGCCAATGTAGTGCCTTTGCAAATAAGTCCATAAACCATACAACTCATTATTTGTTTGCTGTATTTCGGACGTCAAATCATGTATCTGTTTCATTTGTGATGAATCATGACTACACAGAAACACGTGCCAATGTCCATGATCGTTCTTATCTTTGCTGTTTGATCTCCATCCATACATGTACTTGCCAGCAGCCTTTGCACTGATATGTGACACTAGCTGCTTGTTGATACTATCATCGTACACTCTTATTGGGTAATATGGTCTCATATTTTTTTATTAATGCGAAAGGAGGAATATTGCCTTAAGCCAATAATTTACCTTTATTGCCTCAAGGCAATATTTACCTCCATGATTAGAAATAACTGACGCTAAGCTGCCTCTGCATAATCAAGTGCCTTAACGAGAGCTTTATGTTTGAGGTTACGATTAAGACCGAACCACGATGACGTCAACCGTGTTTCTTGGGATCGGCCAATCTTATGATCGACAAGAAACGTCACAGCATTAAAAGCCTGCCACCACGAACCTTCTGCATATTTAGAACCCGGTTGTGTATGGATTACATTATTGAAAGCAATTTCAGCTGTTTTCGACATTTCCCTTACGGAATTTTGATTCTGTGAAAGACCCGGGAAAATTTCCTTGAAATACTCTTTCAAAGTTTCTTTTTTATAACGCTTCGAACCAAGGAACATCGCCTGGCCTTTGTATTGCTGCAACTGCTCACTAGCGATACCAAGAGTTGTTTTAACCTGCTCAGGATCAAACGCTTGACGATGATTTACTTTTACGAGATTTTTACAACCCTCATGTTTCAATGCCATCGTGAGTGTGTTATTGCACACAACACGAATCGGTGTAAATCGAATATCGATTGATTGACCCCAATGATGGGGATTAGTGAACATCATGAAACTATCAACTCTATCTCCACCAAACAGCTCAAATGAATCCTTGACCTTTGCAAGTGCCCAAACAATTTGACCATTTTTCAGAGACCCAGCTGTGTTCATTTCCATGTCGCCAGCCACAACATAATCATTGAAGAACTCAAATGCAGTATGGTTCTGGACAGGATTCCAATCGGCTGACACAGTGTCAAGAACAGTGTTATCCGTCGAACGGACAAGAGCAAATTTGTCAGTCATGATTTGCTCTCCGTTCTTTTCAAAGAACGTTGGATGTTTTTCAACAGTCCAGTCAAGACCTGCAGCTTTGAGCATTTGTTCAGGGCTAAGATCTTTCGGAACTTCTTTACCAAGACCGTGCCATGGCTTCTCACCAGAATAAGCCATTTTTGCTTTGCCGTTTACATCAATTTCAAGCTTGTGTGCCATAATATAATCTCCTAATTGTTAAACACCAAGACCCATACCAGCAAGGATAAAATCCTGCGCTTTCTTCAACTGCTGAGTTTTAGAACGAGCTGCAACAATTGCATTGACGATTTCGTTCTTTCGCTCTTGCTTACCACCACCTGCCTGGACAAGCTCAATGCATTTTTGTTGAAATGCCTCAGCCGAACACGCAGTGAAACTATCATAAAGATCAACAAGTGCCCGGTTGCCAAGTGTATCATTTTTCAGGCGCGGCTTCGAACTCGTTTGTGTTTTGAACATAACAACTCCTTATTGACGTTAGGGACATTGTATATCAAACAGTTTAAAAAGTCAACTACTTATAAAAACTTCTCTAGTTTTCCAAACCCAATCCTTCACCCTTTCAACAAACACTTGAGGACGGCCGTTTTCTACACCTATAACAATTGCTATTGTTGGAACATTAATGTTATGTCTTTCTGCAATCATTATTGCATATGTTGTTGCCTGGATAAAATAGTTCTCAATCCATTCATGCCTCTTCTGCTTTGACGATGATTTGATATCAACAACCGTATTCAACCCATCAAATTTACAGAACAAATCACATCGCCCTGCTGTTTTAAGATGGTGCGAAAATAGACAGAACTCTTGTCCGTATACTATCTCAACACGTTTATCCAATATATCTTTTATTGAACTAAACAGATCAATCGATGCGGGAGTGTGTTTGTCCAAAAAGTTGTCATCGTTTTTCAAATAATCTTCAACAACCTTGTGAAGAGCAGTCCCTCGTCGCGAGGCCTGTGTCGATATTTTCTGTGCAACGTCATGACCAACTCTATTACGCCATTCAGCAATTTGATTTGAATTTAGTTTAGAAAGGACTGTTGTTACTGATTTATACCTTTCCCCAGTAGGAATCTTGTAATAACGTTGATCATCTACTGTCTCTGTTTCAAGCTCAATTTCATTGAACACATGCTGGTGTTCAAAATATTTGCTTCTCATATATCCTCACTAAAACTGTATACTTTGTTTGTTCTTTTCAATAATGTAATCTTTGACAAATCCAGATCTAACTATATCTTGTTCGAAAAATTCAATAAATGCAAACGTGTTTAACTTACCAATAATACTAAGAAATTTTGGAAGACCGTTTTTGTCTGTACTTTTTACAAAATCCGATTGTGTCGAATCCCCACAAAGAATAACTTTACAATTATCCCCCAATCTAGTCACTATTGAATCCAATTCATGACCAGTCAAATTTTGCATTTCGTCAACAACAACGACAGCGTTGTTGATTGTTATTCCTCTTATAAAAGATGTTGTGATAAAATCAATAATGTTATGTCTTTTTAAAATTTCATATGCATCATCGCGACCAAATAACTCACTACACATATTTTTATATGGAGTTTCGTAGATTTTAATTTTCTCAGTCTCGTCGCCTGGTAGAAAACCAATATCACGTGTGGGGACAACACTCCTCGCGATTACAACACTGCTGAACGTTGTGTTTTTCTGCATAACCTGGCAAAGACCCATATACATCGACAACAACGTCTTTCCTGTACCTGCTAGGCCATGGAGCAATAAATTCTTTCCTTCATCAAATGCAACAAATGCTCGTTGTTGATTTTGTGTTTGTGGTTCTATCTGCCGTAATTCTAAATGAGTCTGAGGTAATTTAATTCCGTTAACATAAGTTCCTGATTGCTTTTTTTTGCTTTTTGTTTTTTTCATTGAACCTCAGAATGTGTTGACCACACTTCTACGGTGTTTTCTTTTTATATCTTTCAATTTATCCCTGAAAGCATCATCAGGTTTTTTGAAGCCCATCTTAATTGAATCGCCAACTGATGGTGCAGATCCATGATACCTTTCAACATTTGGATTGTCTTCAAGATATTTATCAAGCTCAGATATTTTCATTGAGAGATCATATATTTCACCAGACACATTATTTCGAAATTCATAAAAAGGCATTAATCAATTTCCTTTTTCTTTTTAGTTGATTTTCTTCCTTTTTTCTTCGGAGTTGTTGTCTGTGCAATAACATTATCGTCTTTTTTTTCTTGGACACTCCATGTAGCATCCCACGTAGCATCTAACTCATCACATGGGTATCGTTTCGATATGATATAATTTTCGAACGCACCAATCTTCACAGTCAGTTTAGTTACAATACGCTCGAGTAAAGCGCCGGCCCATGAATCCCAAAAAAAGCTTTTTTTCATGTTATGTACCATCCCTTGTTATCTGATTCTTTCTGTATGATCCCCATAATCATACTCATACTCATATTCATCATCTAGCTTGTCAAAATTACGTTGCTTCAAATATTTATCGATATTCTTATCATGGCCGCGGGTTTCTCTACTTTTACGAAATTTGTAAAAATGTGTTTGCTGTTCTTCATCATCAATACCAGCTGATGCCTTTTTAAATGTCCTGCCCATACTAATTATTTCTCCGTAATATTAAACAAGTTGGGAAATGCTTCGATGACAACCTTTGCCGTGATTCCCTTGAACGGCAATTTTTTATCTTTAACACAGTTGATGAGTTTCGCATCATTGGGATCGATCGACTCTATCAGTTGAATAAACAGCGATTCACGTCTCAATTTAGTTAAACTAGGATTGCCCCCCTCGACAAACAAATACAAACGACGTGCTTCCGTGTATAGCATTCCTTGCTGATCAACGAAAGGACATGGTTTGAAAGGGGGAGCTCCTTTTGGCAACGCAAATTTGATTTCAGGATCAAATGCGTATTTGAGAATTGAAACCAGAGGGCCATTGGCTACCTCTTTCAATTTTTGAACCTTGTCGGCTGGTGTTTTTTGTTTCGATACCTGTTCGAGCAGTTCGTATATTGACATTCTTTTCATTAAAATTCACCCACATTTTCCATAAAGTTTTTTAACTTTTTTGATATAAAATAATTGAACATTCTTTGTCTGCGGATTGGTGACGTCTTTTTTTCTTCGTTATATATTGAAACAGTCTTTTCTTGTATATCTGCAGGGACGTTGTGTAGATCGATTAATAGTTCATTTCTCTTATAGTTACGTTGTACTGATTCCGGTTGTTTATCATAATCAAAATTTACAATAAAGTTCTCTGTTATTTTTTTCTGTCTTGATCCGTTAACATAACTATCATCATCCGAAAGAACATTTGGTACCCCGTCTCCTTTATCTCCTTTTATGATATGTCGTTTAACAAAATCAACTGGGTTGTTTTCTTTTATAGCCTTACCCTTTATTGAGCAATACTGTTCAACATTGGGATATTTCTGCAACTGGACAAAATCTTTGTCGCCAGATATAATAACAATTGGCTCTACATCTTGTCCTATTGTATTATTTATATTCAAACTGTGTTTCATGACAAGTGATGCTATTATATCATCTGCTTCAGCACCATCAATATGAATTACGATATATGAAAAATTCTCTTTCAATTCATCACGTACTTTGTTCAACACGTCGTATATTGCATTCCAATTGAACTCAGAACTTTTTCTTTCAGATCTGCGTTTTGCTTTATAGTAAGGAAAGCATTGCCTGCGCCATGTGTTCTTACCATCGCAAGCAATTACAATGTCCCCACTAAACTGCTGTCTAATAACCCTGATCTTATTAAGGATCATGTATCTGACCAAATTCTCTTCTAATTTTGTATCAGCGTGATTGCCTAGCTGTGCCATGATATTGGCGATTGCTAGTTGATTAAAGTCAATAATAATAATGATTGCACCTATTAAATTTCAATGCCTTTTTCTCGAAGAATTCCTTTAAGAACTGGAATCCAATGATTTTTACACATTTCCCAATTATAGAATATATTAGCATAACTACTCTGGCTTGTCAACCTCGAACGTATCCCTTCACTAGAAATATTTTCTATAGCAGCACACAATTGATGGTAGAAAGCAATTGCGTGATCTCTTTTATTTTCATGGTATTGATACATCCATGTCCAACCAGCAGCTGTTTCGTACAACGCTCCAAAATTGCTATGGACACATAACAAGCCAGCAGACATAGCTTCCATCAACGATCTGCAACTTGTTTCCATCCATATAGACGGATAAGCAAATATATGAGCGTTCTCTACATACTCTCTAACAACACTGTGTTCTTTGAACCCATGATAAGTAACTTGTTTGTTATTTTGCAACATATCAATAACATTTTTGTACTCATCATCACGTTCACTACAGTCATACATTTCAAAACTAGAGAATACGTCCAAATGAATATTTGTATATCTTTCACACAACTTATCAAACACAGGGGCCAATATTTCAAGACCTCTGTGCGGCGTTGTGTGGTAAATCAAATTGATTGTTTGGTCATATTGCTTTTCTTTGTTGAGTAACGGTTCGATAGCATTATTGATTACAATACATTTTCGCCATGGTATGCCGTAGTGGGAAACGAACTGTTGCATTTGCCAATTTGAAACAAAAATAAGTTTCTCGTATTGATTGTAGCCGCCTGCTTTCAAGTGATCGCATTCTGGATCACCAACAAGATCGTGGGCCCAATAAATAGGAATCTTTCCTGGTTCGAGACCTCTGTTCCTGCTAGGAACAATGTGGAAGTGATTATAGATTTCTTCAGGGATGTGGCGTTTGAATTCGTCGATTAGAAGTTCAGTTCCGCCTTTGGCTTGGGGATTGACCTTTTCAAGACTCATTATGAAAGCTCCGCCTCGATTGTCTGGATTTTGTTCAAATCGAACGACCTCCATCCATTGTTCTCACAATCCCACACAACGATCAGATCTTCGCTCACTTTTGTTTTTGTGCGTTCAGTTTTTGCTTCATATGGGACAACAACATTTTCTTGCAATGTGCATTTCATCACACGTTCCGAACCATCTTTCTTTTGAAACGTCACTGACACCTGTTGCGTTCGCAACAATCCCAAAAGCCATTCACGAAGTGCTTTTTTGTCTTTCTGTTTCCAATCTTGAACGCTCATTATATTCTCCATATTTACAAATAAAATAACTATCAATTAAATCTGATGACGGGTTCCATTGTTTCTCCGTCATCTTCAACACGTCCTTTATATCAAATTTTGTTTCAGATATGAAACTGTCCTGCATTTTTTGTTTATCAGAATTTCCTTTGCCAGTAGCAAATTTTTTGATTACTGTTGGTGGTATTGTTTCGTATTTGATATTATTTTTCCACATCAAATACTTGCAGACTCCACCATTCTCGGCTATATTAAAAATTCTGCCAACTGATCCATAACTATAGTCTTCTACAAACACTTTGTCAACATTTTTTGATTTGCACACGTCAACAATCCATGTTCCGATATTATTGAATCGTTCCGGTTGTTCGTAGTAGTCTGGAAACAGTTCACCATGGAGCTTTGGATGGACGTAGAGATACTTTTCTTTTGATGTCAGAAAATAAAACTGACATTTATCAAAACAAAAATTGTCACCTTCGAACAAGCACAATGCAGGTGATTGCATTGACAAATCGATTCCTAATAAAGTCATAATTCCTCCCATCTCTTATATAGGAGGAATTTATATTAATCCTAATCAAAGTCGATACAATTGAGTTTGACTTTTGCTTCTTTGAACATTTGTTTTGTTCTTTCGAAACTTTTCTGCCATCGATCTGGTACATTGTTTGGTGCAACAACTTTCTTTATTCCGCTCTGAATGACAATTGCGGCGCATCGAGAGCATGGCATAAAAGGATACGTATACAGGATCGAATTGTTAACATTGCGTTCAGCGAAGAGGATTGCATTGATTTCAGCATGGACGATCATTTCGAGCTTTTCGTCTCTGTTTTCAAGTCTTTCGTCGTCTTTGATTCCTTTTGGGAATCCGTTGTATCCAGTTGACAGAATTCTTCTATTGCTATCAACAATCACAGCGCCGACTTTTGTTGAGGGGTCTTTTGACCATGTTGAGATCGTTTTTGCAAGTTCGATCAGACGACAATCCCAATTGTTGTGTTCAGTCTTCACTTACGCTATCATCTTTAGTGATAAAATTCGAGTTTAAATTCGAATTTTCGTCTTTATTCAAACTATCATCTTTATTCAAACTATCATCTTTAGTGATGAAACTCATTTTTTTGTCTTTATCCCAATTTATCAGATATTCGTTATCGCGATCGAAGATTTCGAAATATTCGCTTTCGGTGATCACGCGATCCGAGACAATTTGTTCGCCTAGAAAATGCTGGCTAAGTTCTTTTGCTTCTTCCATTGTGACTGTGTCGAGTGCCCATTCAGATTTTCCTTTTGGAACCTCGACGCAATACCTCATACGATATTGACAAACTGTTTCGACAAGGACGAGTTGTTTTTCCAAATTTTTCTTTTTAAGAGTAAATGTGCCGTTTTTATTGTCAATCCATTCGATCCGGTCTCCTGGTTGCCAGTTTAGTTCGTTTGTCATTTCATCAGGGAGCACGATCATCAATTCACCGTTTTCATCCTGTTCAACAGGTACTGTATATTGTTTTTCCATTTTTGTGCACCTCACAATTGTTGAGTTTAGTTGTCTGAATTGTAGTTTGGGGTCAATAGTGCTGATTGATTGTTTGCTCTTTCTAGGATGTCAATCATTTCTCCGATAGTTTTTCCGGTATCTTTGCATGGGGCATCATATTGAAACAACGATCGTTTTGCATAGTCTTGCAACAAAAGTCTTGCTTTTGTTCTGTCTGTTGCCGACATATTTTTTATTCGAACGGGGTTTTGTTCTTGAATGTTTTGAAACGAGCAAACAATGTTCATTTCGTCTTTTGTCACAAATTGCATTTATCTTCCTTTATACCTATTATTGACAACACTGTTATTATACACAATGTTTACAGCAAGGTCAACAGTATTATAAATATATGTATTGATTTCAATGAAAACAATTACAGAAAAGGAGAAGTAGTAATGAACCTCTTCAACAAGAAATTCAGTGAACTTTTGTTTCAGATCAACAATCCTGGTGTTGTTCGGCAAAATACGCAAGTACAACAAGTAGATCAAAACGATGTTGAACAGCTTGAAGAAGATGTCTTTTCGTTTATTTTTGACGTTGTCAATGACAATTATGTTCTTTCTGAGGACACGGTTGAACCGACTGAAGAAGATCTTTACGTTCTCAATCTTGTGATTGAATATGCAGTTCAGAACTCTCAAGATCCTGACATTGAGGAAATTGTTGAGCAACTTTGTCTTGATGAATCAATTGGTTCTGCAATTGCGACAGCTGTGCATGGGGTCTCTAGTTTTCTTGCCAAAAGAAAACTTGGCAGCACTCAACAGAAACTGCAAAAAGCTTCAAACAAATTGAAACAAAGTCAGAATGTGACGAAATCCGCAGGTAGAGCAAAAGGAGTGTTCCAAAAAGCAAAAGTCGGATTCGAAAAGGCGAAACAGCCGGTTCTTAAACAAAAGGCCAGCCAAGCTCAAGCGAAACATGCTCAACAAACAACCAAGGCTCAAGACGTTCAAACCAAACGAACCAATCTTGCTAACAAAATTGACACCGGTATTGACAAAGCAAAATCTGCTGTCAAATCAAAAGTTGATCAGGCAAAGTCTGCAATCAAGTCAAAGTTTCAGGCAGCAAAAGCCAAAGTTGGCTCAGCAATGGAAAAGGGTGCAGAAAAGGTCGGAAACATTGCAGGACGTGTTGTCTCAAAAGTCGCAGGATAGGACAACTCACCAAAACAAAAAAAGGGCCCTTCGGGGCCCTTTTTTTCAGCTGAACACTCTGGGTTAGACGGTTCGGTAGTGACTCCGAACAAACACTTTCTTTTTCGAATTCGTCTTTTTCGAACCGGTCTTCGTTCCGAGAACTGCACAAAGCTCACCAATCGTCATTCCGGTGTCGTACCACAATGAATTTAGCCCATCTTTGCGATCTTTTGCAAACCTCAACAGCTGCCCCTTGTATCGCTCCCTATGAACTTTGTCCATTTCCGAAATTCGGACTTTCTTCAGCTCTCCACCAATCCACGTCTTAATAGCAATGTTTTTGTGATTTGCGTTCATTTACAACCTCCTTTAAAATAAAATTGAAAGCACATTCCCTAATTAAACATATTTACTGCATAGACAACTATACACTATTCACTTTTAAAACACAACAGATCATTCAACAGCAACTCTATGCCATTTTTGATCTACCCTTATCCACAGCCTGTTATCCTTTCCAACCGACATCTCAACTCTGTTTTCGTACTGATCATTCGAATAATACAACATCGAATTCAACCCAGTCTGATTGTTGTGTTTTGTGTTTTGACCTTGCAGCACCAACATCATCTTTGAGTCAGGCTCCATTCCCTCACTGCTTTTGTTCACGTCGGGTTTTGGTTGGTCACTCTTTGCCAGTGCTGAACCAACAAAAAAAGATCCAAAAAGCCCCCCTACAAGTTTTCCTGCAAACCTCCGCCTTTCATTCTTCATACTGATCTCCTGATTAGTTTTGTTTCAATATCACTATAGTCCCCTCTACACATCGTCCCCCGCCCTACATGAAATTTGTATATTGTCTTTGGTGGCTTAAACCGATAGACCACTCTGCATCGTTCTGAACCTTTGGCACCCACATTGACAGCATTGGGATTCAATAGGGGGAATATTTCCAATTGACACAAAATCTCTCCCACCACCATATCCGATTCCACGCCGCTCAATTTCACTTTCAATAAAATTGATACTCATAGTTACCTCCGTGTTTCTACGACGAATTTTTCAAAAAAAAATTTTAAAAAAAATTTTTGACCACCGTTTTTTAGAACCCCTGTGAGATTTTGTCAGAACCTTTGTCAGAACCGTTCAGGGTTTTTGTCGGACCTTTTCACGATATTTTTGCGGGCGTTTGGGGGTTCGGGTTATATAAGGACCCCCTGCTAGATTTTTGCAACCCGCCATATACTGTTTTGAATTGTCTGCCCGGGCACTGTGAATTGTCTGCCCGGGGCCCCGACGGGCCCGGGCGCAGCTAGCTAAAGAAAATCAAATCGCTAAGCAAAACAAAAAACATTTTAAATCACTCCGGCACAGAACGCTGCGACGAAGAACAATATCCCCAGGCCAATCCCACAAAGAAAAAACTTAACGTCATTGAAGTCCATAATGAGTTCCTTTCGAAAATTATACGGGGGGTTATAGAAACGGGGGTTATAATAACGGGGGGTTTATAGAG